ACACTTCCGCCTTCGGGACCATCAAGACGAGAACCAGCACCGCAGCTCAAGTGCGTAGTCGCTTGTCGGTTTCTGACGCCAACGTCACCCTGTACGCAGCCACGTTGGGCTGGATCGACCAACGAGGACGGGACGACTGATGCTTCGCGATACCAGGGCGAGGTTGCCATATCGGGAGGGGCGCGACCCGACGCTCATCGCCGCGGTTTCTCGCCTGGACCGCCAAGCCGACGCCGGGAAGCCCACCGGCTTATCAGCGATGTACGATCGGCGCCGGGCGCTGCAGATCGAGAGGATCAAGGGCATGCTGAACCGACTGCCGGCCGGTGACCTGCGCGATATCCTCGACTACCTGCTCCAGAAAGGCTGACCATGGACAACACCGTCCCCTACGACACGACCAAGCAATTCGGCGCGATGACCGCGGAGCTCATCACCGGCGTGGTGAACATGCGCGAGCTCGCGAACCGCATCCGGGCGAAGGCCGACGAGATGGGCGCCGGCACCGATGGCACGGTGCTCGAGGGTCATCCGCTTTTCGGCGTCGCCGGCGGCAGGGGATCGGACTTCTATGTCGCGCTGGGCTACGTGCGCGACGGCCTGAACAGCATCGCCGCCGACAAGATCGCGGATCTGGACCAGGGAGGCTGACCATGGAACCCGCCGCGGGCGCCGCAGCACTGGGGGGAGAGCCGACCACCGTGCTCTCGGTCGCATCCGGCTTCACCTCCTGGGTGATGCAGGACCTGCCGCTCGCGCTCTTCGGCGTATCGCTCTCGGTGGTGCTCGCCGGCTTCGCCGGAGCCCTGGCGATCGTGTCGTTCCTGCCGCCTTTCGACACGCGCCAGCGCATGTGGTCGACCGTCATCATCTGCACGATCGCCTCGTCGTATCTTACGAAGCTCGTGCTGCACTACGCCGGCCTGGACGGCGGCTTCGCTCTTGGGGTGGGATTCGGGATCGGCTTCGTCTTTCAGCTCTTCGGGACGGGCCTCGTCCAATTCGCACCGCGCATCTGGGAGGCTGCGCTCGCGAGAATCAAAGGAGGTTCATCGTGATGCTCGACGCCATCGGGTTTTTCGCAGGGCTGGTCCTGGTCTACAAGGCCGGGAGCCACATCGAGAGCATGCGCCTGCACACCAACCACTTCATCCGCTTCGCCTACTGGGCGATCGCCGTGGGCGGGGCTGCGCTCGTGTTCGTGCCCTTCGCGCACGCCGAGGACAATTGGCTTCGCCCGGCAGGCTGGACCGGGGTCGTGGTCGGCCTCGCGCTCCTCTTCCTTTTCGATCGGCGCCCGGCGCTCGAGGAAGAATCCCAGAGGATCCGCCAGTGAACATCGACACCCTCGCTGCCGAGCTCACGAGGGACGAGGGCAAGCGCCTGAAGCCCTACAAGGACTCGGTCGGGAAACTCACGATCGGGGTAGGCAGGAACCTGGACGACGTGGGCATCAGGCCCGACGAGTGCGATCTACTCCTGAAGAACGACATCCTCGCGGCGATGAACCAGCTCGACATCAACCTCGCCTGGTGGAGGAACCTTGACGAGGTGAGGCAGAGGGTCCTGGCGAACATGGCCTTCAACATGGGCATCGCGACGCTCCTCACCTTCAAGAACACGCTCGCGGCGGTCGAGGCCGGATCCTGGGAGGCGGCGGCCGACGGGATGAAGGCCTCCCATTGGGCGGCCCAGGTCGGCCCCCGGGCGGATCGCCTGATCGCGATGATGCGCACCGGAGTCGCGCCGTGAGGCGCATTGCGCCGCAGCAAGGATTCCTTGGGCTGGACGGCGCGGCCATGTATCTGGTGATCGCCATGGCCGTCTTGCTGGTCTCGAGCTGGGCGGCGAGTGCGGGCGCGATGTGGTGGCTGAACGCTCAGGCGAAAACGGCCCGCAGCGAGGCCACGGAGGCCAAGGCTGCGCAGGCGCGCGAGACCCAGGCCAGGCAGGGCTTCCAGGCGGCGGGTGCGGCCTGTAGCGCCTCTGTTGACGCCGCCAAGACCAGGGCCGATGCCGCGGAAGCGGCGCTCGAGGCCCAGGCGGCAGCCGCGCGATCGAGGACCGCCCGCACCCAGACCTATATCCAGAGCCTGCTCGCCGCGCAGCGGCCGGCGGGCCTAGACGAATGCCAGGCCATGCAGAAGGAGCTGAACGATGAGATCGACCACCGCCATCCCGGTCCTACTCCTCCTGGCAGCGTGCCAAAGCCCGGAAGCACCACCTAGCGCAGTCGAGATCAGGGTCGAGGTCCCGGTGCCCTGCCGGGTCGCCGAGCCCCAGTGCGACGCGCCCGCCTATGACGCGGCGACGAAGAACGAGGCTGGCGACACGAAGATCCGGCTCTTGCGCGCCGAGACCGCGGCGCAGAAGGACTGCCTGCAGCGTTATCGGGAGGCACTCACGAGCTGCAGGCAATGATCGAGCCGAAGGCCTTCACGCCGGCCGAGAGTAAGGCGAGCTACATCCGCCACATGCTGGTGATGATCCACCTCGAGGACTGGCACGGCCTCTCCGATGCCGCGAACGACCTGCGCGAGCTCGAGGCTCGCCACCCAGAGCTGAGGAAACCGAAGCTGGGTTAAAGCCTGTAGGAGAGAGAGCCGTGCTCGAGCGCGAGCAACTGCGCATCACGGCACCACCGCCTCGGCCTGCGCCTTCACCCGCTTCAATGTCTCCAGCACCGCCCGGATCCTGGCCATCTGCTTGTCGGCAGTCGAGGGAGTGAGCTTCGCGGCGCCGACCCAGCGCGGGTAGACGCGCTCGCGCAGTGCGAGCTCGCGCTCGACCTCGGCGATCTGGTCGTCTATCGAGATATGGTTTGTGGGAGACATTTTAGTTGCGCTTTGTAGTAGTCGATTCGTTCTTGAAGTTCTGCCCTGTTGTACTTCACCATCGTGCGGCTTTGAGCGTCCAGGAGATCGAACACTTCCATGCCGTATCTGGTGCCGAGCCAGCGCGCGTATCCGCCGACGTTGCCGCTCATGACGTTGCACCGGGCGCACTGAGGGTTGACGTTGCGTGGTTCCCACCTGGTGCCGAGGCGGATCCTGGTGATGAAGTGTCCAGCCTGCTGTGATTTCCAGTGCTTGACCTCGCCGCAGGAAACGCAGGCGACCAGGCCACTCGGCCCCGCGGCGCGTCGGCGCACCCACTCGGAGAAGACCTTGTCCAGTTCGCGCTTGAGCCCAGCGTAACCTTTAGCCATCGAGGAATACCCCGAGCTCGGCGATGTAGAAGCTTTCGACAAATTCCATGAACTGGGCGAACTCCTTCTTGTTGCGCTCGCTCGAGCGCTTGAGCGGCTCCCGATGGATCGTCCCGCTGGGCAGTTTAACCTCGGTGAAACCGAAGTGCTCGCAGAGCATGTCCTCGTGCATCGCAGCTGGGCTGCACCCGACATGCTTCGCCGCGGCGGTGTGCAGGAGCCAGAGCCTCGCGTTCTGGGAATGGGTTCTCCGGGAGATGTGGCGCCCGATCTGGACGTCCCACACCTCGCCATCCTCGACCGGAAGCTTGCCGATGACCTTGAGGCAATGCGCCTTCTTCTGCGGCCGGTCGACGATGATGAGGACGGCGTCGGTCACTTGCGATCCTTGAGGACCTTGAGGACGGCGTCGACCTCCCCCAGAAACTTCTCGACCTCCCTCTCCATCATCGCGATCACGGTCTCGTCGCGGTGGTATCGCACCACGAAGAGTTGGTGCTCCTCAGGGAGGCGAGGGTCGTAGGAAACGAAGTCGCACCACTCGCGCTCGGCGCAAGCCATCTGCCAGGCCATCTGCGGCGCGTACTTCATCGGCACCGAGCCGGTGAGCAGGTAGTCAAGGTGGGTGGCGGTCTTCGGGCACTTGATCTCGACCAGGCCGTCGTCGGCGACAACGCCGTCAGGCGACGCGCCGGCGCGCTCGATCGTGGGATGAAGAACGAATCCGACGGTCTTGATCATCCCGCCGCGGGAGACCTCGTAGGCCGAGCGCGCGTATGGTTCCTGCTCAGTCCCCCAGCGCATCTCGTCGTTGATGTATCCCCCCTCCTGCGGTCTCCCGGTGAGGATCTCGGCCACGATCTGGCAACGGTAATCCCTCCGGGAGACCGCCTCACCCACCTTGATCTTGGCGAGGACCTCGTTGATCCTCGAGGCGGTGACTTTACCCGCCCGAGCGTCGAGCCACTCCTGCGTTCCCTGCTCGGCGTCGACGGTCTTCACAGGCCCAGGGCCTTCTTGCGCGCGTCCTTGTGCTGGGTGAAGAGCTTCAGCGTCTTGGCGTCGCCAAGCTTGGTCGCTTCCTTGTGAGCCGCGGCGAAGGCGTTGAAGAGGCCGAGCTCGTCGGAGGCGGCGTCGATCGCTGCCAGGTGGTCAGCCGCCTTGCCTTCGTCCATGCGCTTGCCCTCGTCCCTTCCACCGTTGCCGTCATTGTCCTCACCCTCCTCGGCGATGCCGCACACCGCCTTCAGCGTGTAGCGCTCGAGGTAGGTCACGGTGCTAGCGCGTGCCTGGATGGCGTTCTTGGCGCCGCCGGTGTCAGCTGGGCCGTCCATGGTCACGGACTCGGAATGTCCCAGCGCGTGGCGCAGGGTGCAGGTCACGCCAATGGTTTCCTTGTCGCTCTTGATGCTCCACGAGTGGCTGAGACCATGCTTGGAGAGGAGCGGGGTGACCGCATTCACGACCGAGAAGAGCTCGGCGTAGAACTTGCCCTTCAGCGGCCCGTCGGTAACCGGGCGGTTCTTCACCACCAGGATCGCTTCGTTCTTGAAGGCGGTGAAGGCGACGTTGAAAGCATTGCGCGCCTCGCCGGCCGCCCACTGCTCGCGCACGGCGAGGAGTTCCTTCAGCTTGGCGACGTCGAAGGTCGGATCCGATGCGGCCTTGTCGATGATCTTCATCAGCGCGCTGGCGTCGGACATCGGCGCCGCAGGCAACTGCTTCGGCGGAACTACTGTGAGTGCGGTCTTGCGTTTCATCGTGGTGCTCCTCGTTGTTTTCATGAATTCGTGCCGGTTACTTTCCACCGGCAAGTCACCTCACGTATCGGGCAGCAGCGGCGAGAGTCGTTACTCGCTTGTGGTCTGCGCCCCTGGTCGCGGGTAGTCGTGGCTGACAAGGCCCCCCGCCCTATGTTCATGTGCGCCTGACCGTCCAAGCGCGAAACTTCGCTCCGGGCGAACCCTTGCCCAGCATGTCTTTTGCGTAGTCCATTGCCCTCTGGGTGGCGGCGACCTCATCCTCGTAGCAGAGCACGAGGTTCTTTTCCTGCAGGGGCCGTTGCCGCAGTCCGGTGACGCCGCCCGACACCTCAACCATGACGATCCAGTGCGGGATGACCTCTACTTCCAGCGGGCCGACCTCGAGATCGTCAACACCCGGTGCG